CGGGGCAGCGTTCCCGCGGGAAAAGAAAAACCCCAACGCGCCGGACTACTCCGGCCCGCTAAACATCGAAGGCAAGGAACTGGAAATCTCGATTTGGAACAAGACGTCCAAAGCGGGCAACGAGTTCTTGTCGATCAAGGTTGGCCCGCCTTGGAAACCCAAGGAGAAGACCGACTACAATGCGCCGAAACCGGCGGCACCGCGGGTGACGGACGAACCGGCGACTGACGACGATATTCCGTTCTGATGCCGCTTTTTGAAACAGCACAGCACCGCGAGGCGGAGGAGCGGATCATCCGCACCGCCGCCGAGGCGTTTAAGTGCGAGGCCGCGCCATGCTCTAAAGCCTATTGCGTGGATGCTGTGCTGTTTCGGAACGGGCGGGCTGTGGCGTTTGCCGAGGCCCGTCAGCGCAAGGACAAGGACGGCGAACTGCTGTCGATTAACAAATACAACACGCTGACATGGAGCGCGCAAAAATACGTCCACGCCATGCAGATGACCGACCTTTTGCCGGTTGCCTTTTGCGTCGAATGGCTGGAGGGCATCCACTACATGATGATCCAGCGCAAGCCGTATCCGGTGGGCTACATGATTCCGAACAAAGTGCGCTGGGAACCAGACAAGGAACCCGTCGTACACATTCCGGTGAGCGAGTTCAAGCTCATCGCGCCGAGGGAATACTCATGGTGACCCTGTCCAACGGCTACCGGCACTACGCCGCGGAGGAATTAGCCAACCTCATCATGGGCAACGCGATCATGCGGACGCCCGCCATGAGCAAACGCGGGCGCAGGCGACGGAAGAACAATTGCGTCAACAAGCGATGGTTTGAGACGCAACAGGAGGCAAAGGAGTTTAAGCCGGATATGCGCGTCTACCACTGCTGGCGATGCGGGAAGTTTCATTTGGCCACACCGCGGGACGCCGAACACGAAGCGAAGTATTTACTGCCGATCACAGCAGGAGCGAAACCAAGTAAGGAAGGATATTTAAGGAAACCAAACGACCAAGCGGTCAATGTTTTAGTTTGACCATCAGAGTAAAAAGGTAGCAGTCAAAACATTTATGAAGCCCTGCAAAAAATGTGGAATCACCAAGCCGCTGGACGACTTTTATATCAACCGGCAGTTACGCGACGGGCGTGTCAACACTTGCAAGCCGTGTTGCAACGCGAGAAGCCGAGCGAATCATGCAAAACCGGAGGCCAAGGCCAGAAAGCGTGAGCTACAACGGGTTTACCGCAGCATCCCCGAAAAGAAGGCAATGGAATTGGCCGCGGAGCGGCGCTGGAGAACCAATGCCGAGAACCGACGGAAGCTAACGGAAAAGCAACGGGCATACCGCCAGTCCAAGCCGGAAAAGTATTTGGCGCATAGGCTGGTGGGTTACGCGGTCAAAAAAGGCGTTTTGGCTAAACGTGGATGCGAAGTGTGCGGAAACGTGGCCGAGGCCCACCATGACGATTACAACAAGCCGCTGGAGGTGCGCTGGCTGTGCCGCGTGCATCATGTGCAAGCGCATTTGGAATTGAGGGCAACGTGATGGCTGAAACACCCCGCGGCGACCGCACTGATGATGTGGAGTTGGAACGGCGCATCCGCGAGGTGGAGCGGTTGCTTCTCCGCGGCAAGCCCGCTTCAGAGATCGTGGCCATTTGTGACAGCGTCTACGGTGCTTCGGAGCGAACAGCGCGGCGGTATATTGCCGACGCCAACCAGCGCATCAAAGACTCCAACAAGGACGACCTTGATTTGGATCGGGCCAAGGCCAAGACGCGCTACGAGCGGTTCATCGATCTGGCCGAGGAGATGAAAGAGATCAACGTGGCGGTCAGCGCCCAGACACAACTGGTCAAGCTGCTTGGACTGGCCGCACCGGACAAGGTCGAGCATGACATTGGACAACGCGCCGCCGACTCACTGGTCGCCAGAATCCGCGATGGACAAACCGTTGTTATTGAGTGACCCCGTCTGGCGCTTGTCGAACTTGTATTCGATCAAGCGGGCCGACGACGGGCGGGTGGTGAAGTTTGAGCCGCGGGCCGAGCAGGCCAAGGTTTTCGACATGGTGTTCCGGCGCAAACTCAAGCGCATTATCATTCTCAAGGCCCGCCGTTTGGGCATGTCCACATGCATCGATCTGCTGCTGGCTGACTTGGCGTTCTTCAACGCGGGCGCACAGGTCAGCATCGTCGATCAGACCGCTGCCGACGCGGAGCGCAAGCTCTCGACCATCTGCAAGGTTGCCTACGAATACATGGCACCGGAACTCAAGGCCGACATCAGCATCATACGCGACAGTGGCAGCATCTTTGAGGTGCAAGCGTTCAAGGACGCGCCCAGCGCGATTTTCGCAGGGCTACGCGCCCGCGGTGGAACTAACCAGCTACTGCACATATCCGAGTGGGGAACCTTTGCCTTGGATGACCCGCGCCGCTCCGAGGAAATTCTAACCGGAGCCATTCCGTCCGCGGAGCATGGCACCGTCATCGTGGAGACGACATGGAAGGGGGGCAGGGGAGGACACCTGTGGGACTTGGTCAAAGGCGCAATGGAAACCCCCGAAGAGCAGAAGACCGACAAAGACTGGAGGGTGGTCTTTTATCCTTGGTGGAACGATCCGACGTATTGGCTCAACGGCGATCCGTCCACCGTTAGTCCAGCGATCAGTCAGTATCTTGACGAGATGGAAAAGACGACCGGCCACACGTTCACGCCCCAGCAGCGCCTGTGGTATGACCGCCAGTCCCGCGACTTGGGTCTGTTTATTTTTAGAGAATTTCCCACCACCTTGGACGAGTGTTTCAAGAGTCCGGTCGAGGGCGCAATCTACGCGGGCGAACTGGACAAGCTCCGCGCCTCCGGTGCAATCAGTGCGTTCAAGACCGACAACTCGACCTTGGTGCATACCGCGTGGGATCTGGGCAGTCCGGTCAATACGGTGGTCTGGTATTTCCAAGTGATCGGCGGCAACGAGGTGCGCGTTATCGACTGCGACATGGATCTGGACATGACCCCTGTCCAGCGCGTCGGCCACATGCTGGCGAAGGGCTACAGCTACGGGGCGCACTTCCTGCCGCACGATGCCGCGGCGACTCGCACCAGCGGCAAGGCCGACGCCCAAGTGTATACCGAGGCAGGACTGGCCAACGTGCGCGTCTTGCCAAGGACGCATGACATCTGGATTGGCATCAACGCCTGCCTGCAAATGTTCCCGCGGTTCAGCTTCCGCCTGCCTGCCTGCGAGCGTGGCCTCGATGCCTTGGCCAACTACGCCTACAAGCGGTCGAGCGCCACCGGCATTGTGGTCAACGAGCCGGTGCATAACTGGGCCAGTCACGCTGCCGACGCTTTGCGGATGATAGCCGAGGCCGAGATGGCGGGCATGCTCAAGACGGGCTTCGCCAAGCCGCGCCCGACCGTGGTCACGACCGGCATCCGCGAACTGGACTTCACCCGCAGGACAATCGTGAGACGATGACGCCGATCGAAAAATGCAAGATGCTTTACACCGCGGACAGCCCGCGGACGTTTGAGGAGGACATGCTCGCACACCTCTCGCACGGCTGTTTTTTTAGCACGCCGGAGTATGTGATGATGGCGCGTCCGGTGTGCAGTGCGGCCCCACAGGAGATGATCAACGACGTCTGGTGTGGCTTCCAGCGCAAGGACTGGGATGCATGGTATGTCTACGCCTTTGCCTTGGCCGACGACCAAGGCTTGCAGGGTTTAGTCAAAAAACTATTGCGCCACATCCCCTTTTATCTTCCGCTCATCGCATGGGAGAGGAGTGGCCATCCGCTGACTTTCTTTTCGACCGACAAACTTATTCAAAAATATGCGAAACTATCACTCGTCCAAGATTGACCTAACGTGCCGTTGCCACTTCGGCGGCGGGGCCAAGACGCCTCCCGCGCCTCCGGCCATGCCCAAGTTTGAAGCACCTCCGCTTCCCCCCGCGCCGCCACCGCCACCCCCGCCACCGGAGGCCCAGACGATGGGAGCCAATGACGCTGCCGACCAGCAACGCGCTGCCGCGGCCAAGCGCAGCGGGTTCCGCAAGTCGATCCTCGCGGGCGAAACCGGCGGCTACGTCAATCCGGCCACCGGAGCCAACAGCCTTCTTGGCTAATGGATGGAGCTAACTTTCCATCTGGCCGTCTTTGCGGTGGGCATTGTCCTGCTGATTACCGCGGCTAACGACCCCGACATGTGGTGAAAGACAACGTCCAACTGGCCGACTGGGTGCTGGCAAGGAACCAAGACTTGGGTTCCGAGCGGGCAAGCTGGGACACGCATTGGCAGGAACTGGCGGAATACTTCCTGCCGCGCAAGGCCGAGATCAGCGCCAAGCGCAGCGTGCCGGATAGCTCGCGCTACGACGTCCTCTTCGACACCTCTGCCGTCCAAGCCGCGGCCACGCTGGCCAATGGGCAACTTGCCTACATCACGCCTGCCGACAGCCGGTGGTTTGTCTACGAGCCGCCCAAAGGGGTCAACAGCGACAAGGCCAAGCAGTGGTATGCCAAATGCTCCGAGGCGACCCAGTTGCTCTTGGCCACCAGCAATCTTTATACAGAGATCCACGAACTCTACTATGACGACAGCGTCTTCGGCACCTATTGCATGTTCGTTGAATCGGGCATCTCGCACCCGCTGGTTT